ATGTTAGGTGGTATCATAGGCTTCTGGTTCGGATCGCGTAGCTGGGCTAAGAAATGAAACTGAGCAAGGCTGGCGCTGATTTAATGCACCAGTATGAAGGATGCAGGAATAAGCCTTACCTGTGTCCTGCTCATATCTGGACTATTGGTTATGGTCACGTCCTCTATCAGGATCAGATTAGATTACCAATGGTATCTAAAGAGGGACAATCTACGATGATTCGTAAGGAGTACCCGTTAAAGCAGGAGGATAACCGTGTATGGTCTAAAGAGGAAATCGAGAAACTATTCTCAGATGATGTCAGTCTTTTTGAACGTGGTGTTCTACGACTTGCTCCTACTCTATCTGGTCGTCAAGGGGCTTTCGATGCGTGTGTCAGCTTTTCCTTCAACGCTGGATTGGGCAATTTTCAGCGGTCTACTATTCGGATGAAAGTCAATAGAGGTGAATGGGAAGCTGCTGCTGAAGCTTTCATGCAGTGGACTAAGGGCGGTGGAAGAGAACTACCCGGCTTAGTTAAACGTAGGAAAGCTGAGAAAGCCTTGTTTCTATTAGATACAGATTAAGTATACAATTGTAAGTTTTAAGTTTACAATTACAACAAGAAAGCCCCTTAGGAGTGATCCTTTGGGGCTTTTTAGTTATTATCCTAGTATATCCATCACTTTGTGACGATTAATCCATGATAAACGCTACTGTAATGAATCCAATGTGTAGATAAACAACAGGTACAGGCTCATCGTGCATCTTCTCATCTTCATCCATGATGTACAGTTGATCAGCTTCTAAGCCAAACACTAGACCAGCTTTAGTTTCAAACTCTATAGTCATACAGCTTCTCCTTCAACGACCGTATATGGTACTGTTCGTACTGTTGGAAATTGACTCATAAAGTCTTCCCTTGTGATGTCTTTACCGATGTTAATCTCTTTAAAAGGCTTACCCTCTTGTGTGAGAGTAGCCTTCAAAGATACACAAGCTGGACAGTTATCCTTTGTGTAAACTGTAATCATCAGATTTCACAGCCTCCAGCAGTGCAAGCTAGTGTCTGAGAACCTTCAACATTGTCTGTACGTTCAATGAACTTATCCCAGTCAATACCTAAAGGCATCTTAGACACCATGTCGTGATACTCAAACTCATTGATGGACTCATAAGGAGCTTGTCGATATGTTCCTCCATCCATAGGCAAGAAGCTCACGCCTGTAATCTCATCAAAGTTATTCCATACCCAAGCTCCAACTTCAGGCCACTCATGCTCATTAACTGAGATAGTGATTGATGGCTTATGCTCTGTATAATGTCTCTGATAGAGTAACCACAGACGCAAGTGCTTAATAGCATTCAAGTCTTCACGTAGTACAGCACCTTTCTCAACTCGCATTGGGAAGCTAAACACTGTAGTACTCTCAGGCTTCATCACACATGGCTCAGCTGGGAATCCTTGAGACTTCAGGAAGTCTGTGAGAGGGTCTTTGTTATCAGAGCGTACACGACGAATAAAGTACTGACTGTGCTGAGGATGGATGCCACTAGCAGTGCCTGTAAGCTGAGAGACTGTTCCCTCTGGTTTAATGGCAGTGATGGCAGCACTACGATTAATGCCGATAGCATCAGCCAACTCAGCGTTAGTGTCAATAGCAACATTCTTTAGTCCTTCCAAGATAGCAGGTAACTCAGCATTATCAGGGTCATTCAACAAGACATTATCCAAGATACCAGTCATTGACACACCCAACAAACGCTCCTCTTCAGTGTTTGTCTGCCACACCTTACGCAGGTACGGGAAGTGAGTCATCGTCGATTGAAAAGTCCCCAGAATAGTTGCCAAGCGCACTTTATTCCGTAGAGTATCCACACTATCGCTGCTCCGAACAATAACAGAAGACAGATTACAAAATTGATAAGGTCTAAGGATAATCTCACTGCAAGGGTTCGTACCCCACTCTTTACCCAATTCCCTACGTCCATTCTTAGCTGCTTGAAGTTCACTTGCATAACGATTAAAGATACCTCGCTCTCCTGAGTGTGATTCATAAATGCTTGACCACTCACGCATGAACTTACCTACATCAGGCTTAACTTCGTAGATGGCACTGTTGTTAGCCAAGGCACGTTGACCATTACCGTCCCACCAGTTACCAGCTTTAGCGTGAGCCATACGATCATCACTCAAGTCTGACAATGAGATCATAGCACTTCGACGCACTCCACCGACCACAACAACTTCACCAACTTTGCAGAGGATGTCGTGAGCTTCCAAGCTTGTAAGTTTTCGTCCCGTAGCAAGCTTGAATTTATTAACAACATACTTGAACAAGTCCTCAAGAGGTTGAGGCCCACTTGCACGTCCACCGAAGGTTTTAAGTCGAGCACCTGCAGGTCGTACAGCAGATACGTCCCACTTCGGAATCTCGCCAGCATATAGTAAGGCAATAACTTGTCGTAACGCTTTAGCCCAACCTTCTTTGGAGTCCTTAACATTAATGACAGTGCCACTATTGTACAACTCAGTTGGGATCTCAGGTAACTTAGATACATACTTTTGCTCCACACTAAAGCCTACACCTGTACCACACAACAGAATGTACATAGCCTCATCAAATGCCTTAGGATCATCAATGGGCAAGTATGAACAGTTATAACCTGCAATGTTCTGACGCTCCAAAGCATCGCCAGCTGTCATGATGCTACGCATTGAAGGCATCACTTCCAAGTTAGTCACAGCATCCTGCAACTCTTTACGCATAGCTGCTGGGATGTCATAGTTATGGTTAGTCTTCAATTGCTTAGTCATGAACTCAAAGTAGCGATTGACTGTCTCAGGCCAATGCTCTCGTCGTCCCTTATCATCCAAGTAGCGAGAGTAGCGGCTCTTGCCAATGTATTCTTGGTATGGTGTCATAGTTGTCATTTAGTCTATTTCCTTTGTTAAGTATTCTTGTTTCTTCTCAATCACATCATCAAATCTTTCGACAAGATCATCACTCTGGATTCCTAGCAGTTCCAAGAGTGTGACCTCATCTAAACGTTTGAGAGCCTCTTTCAGTTCTTCAAATGTTATGTTTAACACGTTTATCGATCTCTCTGTCAATATACCACTTAGCCTTCTTAAGGTCTTCAATGGCATCTTTCTTCAAGTCACAACGCCAGATATATTTGATTGCATTACCTAAGTTAAAGCCCATGTGTTCTGTAACTTGGATACATTCAATACCTGATGGATGCTCAGTGTAGTGCTTGGGGTTATTAACTACATCCTTAGCCCTTTGAAAGAAATCATTTATCTCTTTATCCTCATCCCTAACATCTACCCATTCCTTGATAGCTTCACTCAGAGGCTTAGATGCTTCTTGAATGTATATGTCACGTTTAACCCACTTATCATATTGAAAACAATCTACACAAGGGTGAGTACCGCCATATAGTTCACTATAAAAGCAAGTCTTACAGTTTTTATTGTCATTGTTGTCCATACTTCCTCCCTAAATATTCAACACTAAGAAACATTTCATCCGATGTTCCATCTTTAACTTCGTTTAAAACAACTAAACCTCGCCAGTGTTTATTAGATAATGAGTCCATGTAATCTTCATCATGTAAGTAGTAACTACCTGCAATTATAGCTGTAATTGGTTTACCATCTGCACGTTTACCATAAGCAACCTGTCTTCCTTGTTGGTGTCCACAGACAACAGATTGATGCAGTTTAGTAATCAATTGCTGCGCAGATCCTGTAGGACGACCCATAGCACCGCTTGGAAAGTAATGACTAAACCCAATACCATTAATAAATACAGGCTCTAAGAAGGAATGAACTTCCCAGTCTTTTGTATTCAAATGATCGTATGTCATTAAACCTTCTAACATAGGATTATTTTGAACAGCCCTTGAAAGCCTATTCTCATGATTACCCATTAAGAAAACTAGGTAAGGCTTATACACCTTATGTTTAGAATCTTTTTGAGCTTTCTGAGCTGCTTTTAAAGGTGCTAAAAGAAGTTCCATTCCTTTGTTACCCGCTTCTACATCAGCAAGATACCTTTTACCTTCAAAGTATTTGCTGCCAGCTTTATCATGACTGCTAAGGCTTGGAAAATCCCAGTGATCACCAAGATGCACTACAACATCAGGCTTGTAATCAACAATAGCTTTACCTGCCCATGTTAAATGTTCCATAGAAATATCCGGTTTACACTGTGTGTCAGGAATGCAAAGAATTCTCATTCGTTTCCTTTCTATATGTTTTTAACACCCACTCAGCAAACTGAATAAGTTGTTCTTTCGTTGCATTTTGTTTCATTCCATTAGCCAACTGAGAAATAACTTGAATATTATCTTTAGTATAGCCTTTAGTAGGATCTATTCTATCAACAGAAGGACTATTGAAATGAGACACCTTGCTATTTCTAGTAAGTTCAAAACCAAAAACAGGACACTTATCTGGATATGCTATGTCTTTTAGTTCTAAATTAAAATCAAGCCCCTTTTCTAACGCTCTATCTTTTATCCTTTTTAAAGCTAAAGAATCTTTATTATTAGCATTCCATTCTTTACTCGAAAGTCTATTGCACTTTCTGCAACTTCCTTGTAAACCGTCTTTGTTTTTAACATGGCTACTGAAACAAGATAAGTCAAGTACTTGCTTACATTTGCTACAGGTTTTCAATGTCATCCCCTTCAACTGTTAATCGTTCACCTTCACGTATACCAGCTTTAATAGCTTCTAGGATACCAAAGGTAAGGAGTGATTGAGCTTCATCAGCAGTTAAGTCAAACTGATAAGTAGCATCACCATTCTCATGCTCTTTAATCAGATTTACGTTCACTCTCAGCCTCCTTCAAGAACTCTTCAGCATCAGCGATGTACATGAAATATTTTAGACAAACAGCAAGGGCTGCATTAACTTCTTTGTTACTTGCAATGTCCTCAGGATGGCTACTGAAGCCTCCATTGAGAGTATTCAAGTAAGTCTGCTTCATAGTTTCCACTGTGATAGCATCTGTGAAGTCATCCCAAGCATTACGAATCTCAGGTGACTTCTGCAAAGCTTCAATAAGATTATTTAACATAGATCTGTTTTCCTTTACCTTTTTCATTGGGCGTAACGCCCTCGGTTAACCAAGCTGCAGGAATATCTTTATCAGCATACTTAAACCCATGCTTATCACACCACATACCATATGTTGTCTGACTTAGCTTTGAAAGCCTAGCTTTAGAGTTACTAAAGACAAACCTAATATCTAGATCTGGGAGTTGTTCCTTGATCATTAGATGCTTCTGTCTGTCAGCTGTGATAAATCTACCCTTACTCTCAATGATGATACCGTTGTTCAGAAGTACAAAGTCAGGAGTGTATTTCCTAGCTTTAGCAGGTTGAATGTAACCAATCACAAGCTTCTCATACTCAAATGGAATACCTAGATTAGTTAGATTCTCAGCTATCTTGTCTTCTAAACCCGACCTGAATCCATGCTTCAAAGCTACTTGACGTACAGATAGAGGTTTCTTTCGTTTAGATTTCATGTGACTCCTTCGTAACGTGATACTGATGGAGGAATGCTCCAAAGGTATCTACAAACTCTTCATCGTGGTTTAGCTTACCCATTGTGAACATAATGGCATGAACTAACTCATGGTAGAAGGTTTGCTCAGTAGTCTGCTTGTTCATGTCCATGCGAATACTGATAATTTGCTTCTCAGGATCACATTTACCAAAGTCCTCCATGTGCATTACGTAGTTGACGTACCACTTAGATCCTGCGAGTTCAAAGGTGGTTGCCACATCTGGTTTGGTTCCCTTCTTAGCCACAATAACCGACCATTCTCCAAGACCCTGTCAGTATTGCCGTCATAAGCTTTGATACAAGCTTCATATAGTTCCCTTTCAGTTGTACAGTCTTTCAAGATCTTATCAGCCTTTACAGGGCCAATACCTCTGATTCCCTCTATGTTATCAACCCTGTCACCTGTCAGTATCTGTTTGTAGAAACTGTACAAGCCTTCAAACTCAGTAACATAGTATTCTTCATCCTTTACAGGATTGTAGTGCCATCCCGGTAACTGGTCAAGATCCTTATCTACGTGCACAATCCAGTAGTTACCTTCAGTGGAAGCTATGCCTACAGCATCATCAGCCTCTTCACCCTCTGACATCGTAGCTCCAAGCTTCATGAGGTGGTTTCTGAGAGCATCATAATGCTTAGGCTTAGGAGCATCCTTTCGGTTGCCCTTGTAAGGAACAGTAGTAGCTACCTCGAATCTAAAGTTAGTCTTACCTGTAATCCAAGCTCTGTAGTCATCACACTTCAAGCGCATATAGATTATGTCGGTAAACCACTCTGTGAGTCGATTTAGTGCCCACCGTTCCTCTTCATCCTCATTGGAGAAACCCACTTTATAAACTAAAAAGTCGGCATCCACAATAGCCTCAGTTGGCTTTTTAGAGGATGTCATCAGCTGTCTCTTCCTCAGCGACACCTTCAGGGTTATAGATCTTCAACTCAGTAATCACCAACTTCTTAATCGATGGTGCAGCACCGAACTTAGCTGACATCTTGTGACGGTATGAAGACACCAGTGCATAACACTTAGTACCGTTACCAATCTTGCTAATGTCAATAGGATTACCTTCTTCATCCACAGGCTCAAATACGAACTTAGACTTACCAACAATGAACTTACCCATTGTGTCTTTGTCTTTGATCTTGATGCCTAACTCTTCAAGCTTACTGCAAGCTGCATCACTCAACTGTCCCAATGTGCACTCATACTTATCGTTAGCTTCGTTGAACTTAGTGTTGTACTCTTTCATCCAGTTAGACCAGTACAACTCACCAGCAACTTTAACGGGTTTCATGCTATCAATACTCATTTCATTTTCCTTTAAGTCAATGTAGCTCTTTAGATTCTGGGTGAGCTACCATACCCATAGCCAGATCTTCTAAGTAAACCAATGCTGATAACAGTATTGTGTATACCTCTTCAAGATCTAGATCCTCTCCTATCTTAATCTTGAAAGTGTCACCTTCAACATTAAATAGTATTTGATTCTTATCAATGTGTTTCACGCCAGTTTGCACCATATTTATACTCCCCGTCTAATGGACAACGAAGCTTAAAGTACTCCCCAGCTTCAACGATACTTGCCTTTGCAGCCTCACCTACTATTGTAGCATATTCCTTAGGAACTTCAAGCTGAAATTCATCATGGACATTAGCTACTAACTTCACAGGCCACTTATTTGCCTTAGTCTTATCATAAAATAGTACTAAAGCTTTCTTCATCACTATCGCCCCAGCCCCTTGAAGGAGCGAATTGAGGGCAGCGTGTTCACTGCGTACCCATATCTTACGACCATCAAGCCCCGGTACAAAGCCCTTACCCGCATATCTGCTAACCGTATTTCTAAGACGTTGTAAGGCAGGTGTGTTTTTAAGGAAGGCATTGATAAGTTTCTCACCCGCTTTAGCATTACCACCGACAATGGAACCAATCTTAGCTGGCCCTGCACCGTATAGGAATGCGTAAATAAAGGTCTTCGCTTGATCCCTTGTCTCAAGTCCTGCAGCTTTCTGGTTTTGCGTGTGTACATCAGTTCCATCTTTTGACGATCCTTCTGTGACTGTCTTAACATAACTTTCATCCTTCATGTAATGTGCA